CTGCGCCACCTGCGCCAATAGTAATTGTGTATGAAGTATCAATTGCAAGTGCTTGTGTTCCAGTTAAATATCCACCAGCACCGCCACCACCACCAATACGCGCACCACCTGAACCACCACCTGCAATAACTAAATATTCAACTGTTGGCGCATTTATGGCAACACGCGCAGAACAGGTTAAGCCAAATAACCCAAACATTACGCCGACAAGTCCCCTACGGCTACCCAACTATCAGTTCCGCGCTTAACGATTGATGCACCTGCCCATTGTGAACTTAGTTTTAGTCCAGGATTACCATTTACAGTTACAGCAGTTCCACCAGCAATAGTAATAGTTCCAGAACCAATATTTAAAAGATTTAATACAGATCCAGTTGGGAAGTTGTAAGTGCTTTCAGGTGGAACAGTTACGGTGAATGTTCCGTTAAATTCTAAGATTTTGCCTTGATCGGTGCTTGCAAATGTGTAAGCAGCAGTTCCACCAGTAGCAACTGGAATGTATGCGCCAGATGGTTGCCAAGATGTAACGTTTGCAGATCCAGCAGTTAAGGCATAACCAACAGTTCCACCAGATGAGTTAATTCCAGCAGTTCCAACTGTGGTCCAAGTTGTAGTTCCACCAGTAGATGCAACTAATACATTTCCAGCAGTTGCAGATCCAGCAGGAGCAGAACCAACACCAAGTTTGGTTTCAAGTGCTTCAATAGCATCATTAGCGTTGGCATGTTGAAGTGAATGAGATGGCGAATCTGTTGCATCAGTAGATGTTGGATTTGTAAAAGCATCCAAACTGGAAGGGTAATTTATGGCCATTTTCTACCTTAGAACGCTAATTTGCTGAATTCTGTATAGGTTCCATCATACTTTACGTCTGTTGAGTCGTAAGTTATCGATGAATCATCGTAGGCCGGAATCGTTCCAGATAGGCGGCCGTAAGTAGCATCATCCAGGATAAATGGAATTTGTGTGGCCCGGCCGAAATCAAAATAGACCTTATGAAAACTAATACCCACTTCATGACGAATGCCGGTAATCAAGGCATTCTGAATAATCGGATCACCAACGTTATTTGGTGTGTAAACAATTTTTACAATGTCGTTAATTTCAAGATTTAAGATCTCATCTTGATCAGAAGTAGATTTATCTTGAAGTGTTACACCAATTTTTGAAAATCGAAGTTCTGGTTCTGCGTAAATGCCAACAAAATATTGAGCCAGATCAAGGGCAGCACTATCTGTTGCCATAAGTAAATTGTCAGCACTTAATGTCTGGATTCCATAGATTGCTTGCGAATCAGTGTCTTCAGCAATTTGAGCAGTTCCATTAGTTCTGGTAATAACTACGCGATTGTAAAGATTTTCAGATCCATAAACTACTTCTACGTCTGAAAACGGAACTGCTTCGGCTCTACCATCCAGGGCAAATACAAGTGTGTCAATCAGTGGTGGAACGTTGATCCGGTCCCTAAATGCTATTTGACCACCTTTATTGATGAAAATAACACCAGGTTCACTCTCTTCAATTGTTTGCAAATAACTTAAAGCATTTGTATTTTGTGAAATTTGATCTGCTGCAAGTAACTGAACGCCAGTTTCTAGATCTCTATCTGCTAATGGCCAAGCAACTTCTGGCCTATTTAAGATAGTTGTTATTCGATCGCCCGAATATTCTTCGGATGGAGTAAATTCATCTAACTGTGTTGCAGTAAGCAACATGAACGCATCAACACATTTTAAAATTGCGTAAGACTTAGTTCCAAGTTCATAAGTGAAATCAATATCATCGATGTAGCCAGTAAATTGGCGAACGCCATTAGTTTCAATGACTATAAGTGTTTTAGGTAAAATCTTTCCGTAATAAGGACTATCTACATAAAACGGATCAAACCAACGGTTATCGTTATTGAATGTAATAGTTGCATGACCAGCAGTAAATCGATCTAGTTCGCGTGACTTTCCACGATCAATATTTATGCTAACTAAGAAGTTGGATACGTCATAAAGCGAAGGGCCACCAAGACCATAAGCACCATCTAGTTCACCTTTAACTGAATCATCTAAAGTGAAGTAACTGAATTGCGATGGATCCATGTCCACCAGGACATAAACGCGAGTGCCTGGATTAGCCATTTACGCGCTCGCAAATACTGGGCCACTTGAGCGTTCGTAACGCTTAATGGCATCAACAATTTCCTTACCAATCAATGCGCCATTTGTACCCATGCCAGCATTAACAGTGATGTTGTAAGTTCCACCAGATTTATTCATTTGACTTAATGGAATTACTGCTTCTGGTCCGGCTTCACCAATCATTGCAAGAGTTGCTCTATTTACAATGCCACCAGCAGCCATCATTGGGATATTTAAATATTCACCTCGGCCCGTTGATGAAGTTGATGGTGCTTTTCTTACATAAGATGGTGGAACGTAAGAACTAGATGTCTTTTTCGCTTGAGATACGGCAGATTTTGCAGCATTTGTTGCAGCAGATGCAGGAGAAGTAATATTTCCAGCAGCATCTACATTTAATCCAGCAGCACGAATGGCATCCAAAATACCGCGTACAAGTGCTTCACCCTGGGTAATGCCTGCTCGGTAAAATTGTTCTGCGCCATATTGTCCAACTTGATCTGCAACAGTTGCAGTTGCTTCAATTAAAGAATTAACTTTATCTACAATTGTTGTACCACCGGCAATAATTTCATCGGCAATTAAACTACCTGCTTCAGCACCAGCCGACAATACTTGTTGAATTGCTGCTTCAGATAAGCCCATTGAAATAAGTTGCTGAACTTTTTTAGCAAAATCTTGTGCATTATTTGCTTGTTCTTGCAATGTTTCCAAGAATGTTTTCTTATTAGTTACAGATCTGGTTGCTTCAATTTGTGCATTCTGTAAATCTAGTAATGCGCGTTGCTGTTCTTCAAGGCTACCTGTTTTAAGAGTTTGCTGATATTCGTATTGAGCAATTGCTAAATTCTTAAGAGCATCTTGTGCATCCTGGATTGAGTCTTTTGATTTATCAAAAGCATTGCCAAAATTGATTACATCTTTAAAAGTATTTGCAACAGATTTTGCGTAATCATTAAACTTATTTTTTGCATCTTCGACAATTTTATTAGCACTGCTTAATAAGTCTTTAAATTTTGCTATTTGATCATTGACTGCTTTTTGTGCTGCTTCATTCTTTTTAGTTGAATCTGTAAGCCTGTCGTAACCTTGACCATTATCATCTAATACACCAGTGAAATCTTCTGGTGCCTTAATTTCAGGTATATTGCCGATAGACTCGCTAAATTTATTAGTTATAGCATTAACGGCCAGCATTGTTCCACCAATACTTGCCACCATTGCAGCAACACCAGCCAAACTAGGTACAACAGATGCACCACCAGTACCAAATATCATTGCTGTTGCAGTAAGGATTGCTGCTGCGCGAAGTGAATTGAAAGCCTTTATAACAGTACCTATTGCTGTAATAAGTCCAGCAATTCCAGTTGCGGCCCACATTGTTGCCAAAATTGCAGCAATAACCATAAGCGGTTTTTTAAATTGAATGATTGTATTTAAAACAGATGTAACAACAGTTCCCCATGCATAAGCCTTCTTACCTGAATCGGTTAATGCAGTGGTAAGACTCTTATTTCCAACTAGACCATCTATAAATGCTTTTAGAACAGGCAAAATGTCATATTGAAATACATCTACTAAATCCATAAATACGGGCAGTAATGCTTGGCCAATAGAATTTTTTAAATCACCTATTGCCCGATTTAATAAAATTATTCGGCCTTCTGGCGTTTTTGCTAAAGACTCATTAAATCCTGCATAAGTAGAATCTAAAACTTTAACAATGGCGGATGCGCGTTCAGACTCACTTCCAAATCTGATTGTATCTTTGGTTGCCTTATCCATGACGAAACCAACGCGAGTTAGGGAAGCAAACTGGCCATCAAGAGCAAGAGCCAGACCATTTGTCATTTGCTTAACATCTTCAATTGTTGCAGCCGCACCACGTTCTGCAAGAACATAGTTCAAAATTGCAGGGGTTAAAGTTTTAATTGTCGATGCTTGCAAGTTGAATGTTGCCAACTGTGATTGAGCAGCAATAATATGTGCTTTAGATGCAACACCAACTTTTTCAAGTGCATCGGCTTCGGCCAATAAAGCATCAACCTGCCGATTAGTTGCGCCACTAGCATTGATCAAAATGTGGCGAAGTCTATTTATGTCAGAAGCGGCTTCTTTAGAACCCTGGATAATATTTTTAAAACCGGCTGTAATGCCAACAAACGAAAGCGCACCTAATGCGCCCTTCATTACTCCACTTACACCGGTAAAAGATTTACCTAAACCGCCGGCTTGTTTTTGTAGATCATTTATTGCGCCTTTAAGACCTTTAATGTCACCAACGAACTTAACTTCAAAAGTTCTTGAATTAGTGGCCACCAAAACTCCTTTAGCGGCCAGACACCGCCATTAAATCTAAAAATTCGCGCCGTATAGCCTGGCGAATTTCGGATTGACTCATACCATTGTACCCAGTCAAATCGATGTCTTTAAATTCTATTTCACAACGAAGACAACGCTTTTCAAGTGTGCATCGGCATTCCCATCGTTCAACTCGATGATGCTTTTCGCGTGGAGTTTTATTTACTGGTGGTCGATCTGTGTATCTGAATTCTGGTGGGTCCATAATTTCACCAGTGCCGCGTATTACTTCAAATACGGCCCCAGGTGCGTGTTGTGGAGCGAAGAAGATACGAGCAGGGTCGCAAGTATGAGGATCGCCAACAATGCCTAAGAAGTCTTGCATTTGCTTCCAAACTGAATACCACTGATGGCTTGGAACTGGTTCACTAAACGGAATGACTATGTGCCAGTGTTGATCGTTTTCTTCGTGGCTATAAGTCGTGTAAGTAATGAACTCATAACCTTCAAGTCGCTTTAATGTGTCGGCTAGATATTCGCCATCCAAGTCTGCAACGAATGCATTGATGGCAATCACGTTCTTATTGCCGCGTAAACCGTTTTCAACATAACTAACTGCGCTGTATAAGTAGCCATCGTATTTATCCTGGCGTTCAACGTGATCAGATAAAAGCGTGACTAACTGATCCCAGGAGTCTGCGTATGGCTTGGGCCGGTTATCCTTAACCGAATGCCACTTAACTGCGTACATATTCGGAGCATAACCGATGTATTACAAAAGCGCAACTACATCCGGGCAAGTTTGGCAGTAATTCGATCCAGGGCTTCTAAATAGCGATCCCTGATTGATTCGGCCTTATCTTCAATAGTTGGCCAAAAGTAGTAACCCCTATTGCCTGCCCCAAATGGTGCTGATCTGTCAGGGAACTGCTTAAAATTCTTAGAACCAAATTCAGAACCGAAGAAAACATCGCCACGAGTTACTTTAGTTTTACGTTTTCTGTTTGGCCTAGTTGTAGATACGAAATTTGATCCGGCATCTAAACGGATAATTGGAATACGATCAGGCCTAGCACGAAAGCCTTTAGCGGCTTCTGTTGCCTGTCTTGGATTAGGTGCAGTTGCAGCAGCCTTCTTAACTTCTACTACAAGTTCATTGATTAACTCAATTGATGCAGCGCGGATCTCTTTATTAAACATTGGATCGGCTTTTGCCCATTTATTAAGAGTTGGGAATAAGCCTTCAATTTGAATTTCAATTTGTGCTTGACCAGCACGACCAGATGCAAATCTACTAGCGGCCACGATTTAACTCCGTTGCTTTCCAGCGCAGATACATTCCCATTGTAAAGAGCATACGCTCCGACTGCTCAAGAAGAACAGTCGGAGCGATGCCAGTTTCGCACGCTAGGTAAGCAATAAACCAATGTTGCGACTGGTCTCCCAGTCCCTTTATTTTGGGTTTTTCTCACTCGCTTCAATTGTATTTACTTCATCGCACCATTCTTCAAAACCTTTATCGGTTTTGTTAGTGCGATTTAGCCAATGCCAGGCGATCCATAACATATCGGTAATCCGAAAGTTAGTTTCAAGTGAAGTAATCGGTTTATTAAACTTTTCTTCAAATGCAACTAGATCTCTAGCAGTGGCTTCTACTTCTACTACTGACTCATCATTGAAAGATACGCGCAGATTTATTTTCATGTTAAGAAGTCGCTCTCGTTACTGTGCCAGATGTTGGCCATGTTACTGAAAGTGTAGCAATGTCTCCAACTGAACTTGCAAATGGGCTGTAAGAATTTACAAGACATGTTGCAGTATAAGACGGGTTAGTCGAACTTACAGTGCTTGATGTTGGTGTAATTACAACAGTTGCAATTGTGTTGAATAGTGGGAATAAGGTTGCATCAACTGAAGATGCACCGAAATCTTGCATGAATGAAAGTGTTAAAGAACCTGATTTTAACCCCCCAATTTGTGAACGCCACTCCGAACCAAAAGCCGTTGTTTCGAGGCTATCTGATTCTAATGAAAGTTCAACTGAATTTAGGTTAGTTGAAAAGTTGGTTCCATTGATCGTGATTTTGTAATCAGTGGCACTGAACTTACTCATTTAAATATTGCTCCTAGTCTGCGTAGCAGAGAACTATGAACTCTGCTCCTAAGTATTTTACATCACCAACAGTGACCGATGAATAAGTTCTCATCTCGGAAACTCTTGTGTCAAATGCTTTACCGTTCAACGTTTTATCACTTTCAACCGCTAATTTGATTGAACTTGATCCAGTTGATGAACAGTATGCATCAATCTTATTCTGACTTGATCGCTCTGAAACTAATCCAACCAGAACTGTAACGGTAAATCTATACTCCTGCATACCCCGGCCAAAAGCACTGTCATAACT